AGCAGTAAAGTCATTCAGAGAATACTGAGATTTCCAAAGACTTTCTATGGCGTCATCATTATCTAAAATCGCAGTTGGACTATCGAACTCTGACTTATCATAGTTCCAGTATCCATCTACCTTACGGATTTTTAACTTGAAGTTTGCACCTTTCCAAAAGTCAAAAGGATTGATTGCACTTTCATCTTCAAACTCAGGTTGCATTGCAGCCATAATCTTGTCAAAGATTTTCTTCCCATAACGGAATAGAAAAACTTTACCATTGTTTTCTGGATGCTTAGAATCACTCTCAACATATATGTTTGAGTAATACTGCAACTTACGTTTTTGTTTCCTTGCAATTTCCTTATCTGATTCAATTCCAGAATTCCACAGAGCTGTGTTATGTTCTGAAACTGGGTCTTTACCCCCAACGGTAGTGAGAGAGTTCTCTATATACCATTGACCAGTTGGCCCTTGAAAAGCATGACTCCACAGTTTTGCCCAAGGCAAATCTTCACCTTCACAAGATGGAAGAAATCTAATGACTGCATAACCATTACCAGACTTATCTAGCTCTGGTTTCCATAATCTATCGTCCTTATAGGATTTCTTTTCTTGAGGTGCAGAATCTTCTTTTACTGCATTTAGAAGTTTATCGAGCGAATTGCTCTTTCGTAATGAATCTAACGACATTTTTATCTCCTTATGTTATCGTATGTTATTGTATAAATCTTCGTATGTTATATATTCTACATTAGGATATTCACTAATCATTTTATGTATTGGATTAACCCACTTAAAATTCACAATAGTATATTCATTAAATATAGTATTAAGTTGATTATTCCAATTGACTGGATTAAATCCCTTTGCAGTTTCGGGCAGATAATTATCACTACCCTTATACACGTTATTTAGTGGTTCTTTGTAGTCACTACTGTCAAAACCTAACATGTATATCTCGTTAGCACCCCCTTGACACGCAAGGTGTAGTGCAGTATTTCCAGCAGACCAACCATTAGGATAGTCAATACCTTTGACCATATCATTATCATCAACCCATGTGATGTATATTCCTACATTCATTTCTGCTTTTAATTTTAAATCTTCATAATCCAAATCTGGATTTTGTTCCATAGCTTGTTTTACATTTGCATGAACTGTTTCTGGTTCTTTACCTTGTATAACAACATTACCTCTACCAACCCTTGATGTTTCTTTTATCAGTTCAGCTGGATTTGTATCTCTCATAATATCTACGATACCACTAAATGCTGGTAGTATTTCCCAATCGGTAAACCAACAAGTATTCTCTGAAGCATATCCAGATTCATATATCTCTTGTTGCATATTATAATCTACGGATACAAGATTATCAACCTTCATATCACGATAGACTGCATTACAACCCCATGTTTCTATACTGTTTGGTATACTTGTGGGCCAGACTTTACCTAGTCTAGATTCACCATTACCATATACTATAACTTTTTTATACACGTTTGTTGAAATGTCGTCTTGGACGATACCCTTGAGGCCACTCTGGTTGTCTACTAGCAAGTTTCTTAACCCTCTCACCCATTTCATTGTATTTAATCTGCAACTCTGAACATTCATGTTCTAACTGACGAATACGTTCTAATTGCTTCACACATTTATGTTCAAAAAAACCTTCTGAACTATTGGACATAATTTACTCCTGTTTTATTAATGTCATAAGAATCATCTTACACCTTTTTCTATCGAATGTCAAGAACTTTTTGTAGTTTTTTAACATTTTATTTATGTTAGGCCAAACCACATCACCACTCATTTTCTTATCCCAATTCTTTGTATATTCTACAAGACTGTCAAGGATAATCATGGCTTCCATAGATACACGATTACCAAGATGTTCTTTTAATAGTCTTGGGTGTGTATCATCTGGTATTTCAAATATGTCATTGAATGAATTATTCTCTAGTAGTGGGGTTATCTCTTGCTCAAATGTGTAGGTCAAACTCTGCATACGTTTCTTCCACTCCACATAGTTCTCATCACTAAAATCACCTAGCCACCCTTTTTGATTTTTGATGAAGTTTGACAATAGGTAATCTTTGATTGTATCCTTGTCTTTATATTTGCGTGATGTTCGTACAAAGAAGTGTCTGTCATTACGTTTCCAGAAAGAACTTTTTGTTGCTGATGATTTACCATTGTATTTAACAAAGTCATAATCACCCTTTGCAAAGTGTGCCTTCAATGCACAATACATCTGATATACCTCAACTGCTTCCATTATCTTTATCTGGTATTAAACTAAACCATCCTGTGGCTATATACTTTTCGTGTGTTGTTGATATTTGTGATTTATGTGTATGAGTCCACTCGGCTGGCCATATTACAGTATCACCTTTTTTTGCTTTTAATGTTAAATCTTGATATAAAAACTCTGTACCACCATCTGGTACATCATTTAAATAAGTCATAAATGCAAAAATTCTTAACTGTTCATTGTGGTGTCTTTCAAAATGCCAAGCTTTGTAACCACCATTTGGTTTATAATGTTGTATGTTAAAAATATTTGCAAGACCTATACTTAACTGTTGAACCATTTCATATTTTTTTCTATAGTCTAAAAAATTATTTGTTAATATTTCTTGATATTTTTTTACTGTAGGTTGAGATTGTGAATTCCACCAGTTAATGCTTAAATCGGTGGAGTCTTTTACATTTTTATCTTGAACACCACCCTTTTCATCATTTTTCATTATTTGTCCATGCGAATGATGAGATTTAAATTGGTGAAATAAATCTATAAATTTATCACAAATGTCATGGTCTACTTTATAGGTTTCTATAAAGTTCATATAGGCAATTGAGCTGTCTTAGGTAGAAAGTTTAACTCTCTAGCATTGTTCTCTATTTTTTCTTTGAGTGCTTTTGTAATAAGACTAGACACTTTATCTGGTTCAATACCATTCTTGTGGCAATACCATAAAACGGCGTCCATATGTGTTAATTTTTTTTCTTTGACTATATTTTCTATTTCTAATGAAAATACTTTAGGTGTTTGTACTGGCTCTTTCACTTCCATAATTACTCCGTCATAATAAAGGTTAAGGTGGGGCGTTGCACCCCACCAATTTGTACTAATTATATTTCAGCACATGCGTAACAATTGATTTCTAAACCTACTGCTACTTCTTTTACTATTGGTGATTTCCACATGAGAAATACTCCCTTTTAACTATGGTGGACATTCTGTTGCTAGGTAGTCCACCTAAAACCCCGAATAGTTATGCTGCTAGAGCATAACCTTCATACGCAAAATTATCGTTTGCATTTAGTCTTTTGACCTATAAAGCAGTCAACCTACAACTCTCCATTTCACTATGTGATACCAGTCGAACCTATTTCGCCCCCTAATTCGGAACTATCTAGATTTGGTGGAGGCGTGGGGTATCGCACCCCAGTCCTGTCTACCTTTTGTTCCACTTCAACAAGTCGTATATTATATATACCACAAAAGTATTGTCTTTGTCAATAGTTAAGATAGGATTTTATTCATTAGTTATAGTGCTTAATATATTTTCTGGACTTGTTTCACCATATGGGTCATCTGGACAATTTTCCATTCTACCTGGCTCTTCCCAGAACATTTCTACAATACCATCATTAATTAGAGCTGCATATCTCCAAGACCTTCTACCAAAACTAAGATTGCTTTTGTCAACTAACATTCCCATACCTCTGGTAAATTCTCCAGAACCATCTGGTATAACTTTTACATTTTCTAACTTCTGGTCTTTTGCCCATGCGTTCATCACGAATGAGTCATTTACAGATACACAATATATCTCATCAATTCCAGTTGCTTTAAGTTTACTATAATGTTCTTCAAAACCTGGCAGTTGCATTGTTGAACACGTTGGTGTAAATGCTCCTGGCAATGAGAATATCAAAACTCTTTTACCTTTAAAGTAATCATCTGTTGTCATTTCTTGCCATTCGTATGGATTATCTCCACCCAAATATTCGTTCCTAACTCTTGTATTAAACGTAACATCATTTGGAACTTTTCTTCCTATAACCATAATTTTCTCCTATAAGTTTTTTTCTTTGTACCAGTTATCAACTGATTCCTTTAATAACGGAATATATTCTGTCTTTTCTTTAACAAACTCTTGAACTGTTCCATCTTCTGTAACGACTAACACTACAAGTTGATTGATTGCCTCACCAGTTCTTTCCTCATACATCTCAGCATAGGCTGCACATTGTATGTAATAGTTTTCAATCCATTCATCTTTCTTTTCTTTGGTTGATGTCTTGAAATCTATGATGGATAATTCGTTATCGTATTCTGCAACACAATCAACACGTCCAGCAAGACCATACTTATCACTCCATAAACCAGCCTCTAGTTTTCTAATGTTATCTATACTCTCTAGTCTGTGGGAAAGTTTTTGAAACATACACCACGGCAAGAAACTCTTTTGGTGCTCTGACCATTTATTAGGCCAGTTCAAATGCATGTTATTTAAATAGTCTTCAGCCATGTGATGGACTTTCGTACCACGATTAGCAGCTGTCCTTGCAATATAGTTTGCAACATCATCTCCAACCCTTTTACGCCATTCCATAATACCTTTTTTATTTCTGATTGACAATACTGTTGTGATTGAAGGGTAGTATTTCCCTTGAGGTGTTTCATAGACACGAACACCATCTTTGTTTATTGCTGTTATAGGAGGCAACTCTACTGTTTCATGGTTAAATTTCATAATATAATACCTTACTTAAAAATCACGAGCTCCAAGTTTTGTACCAACTGCTCTCATTCTTTCGACCAATCGGTTTGCTCTGTTAGTTACTTGGCGATACCATCTGCTATCCACCATTTCATCTGCAGCTTGATTCCAATCTTTAGAATCTACACCACGCTTCATACCTTTAAATTTACTCAATCTAGTGTAACCCATGTTAAACATCATGTTAGCTATGATTTGTTGTACTTCTTCAGGCAAATCTTCAAAATCTTTATATAGTTTATTACAATCGTTAATTACGGACTGGACATCCATGTCAAAACATTCGGCGACTCTTTCCTTACTGATGGAAGTCCCAACTGCTTGTCCACTTTCTGGGTCAGTCTTAGTAACCAAATGACCGATACCAAAAGTAGGCAAGCCGAGATGGTCAAGGTAAATGTCATATTTTACTCCTTCGTCTATTTCCAGTTGTTTTCTTAGTTGTTGTATATTCATTAGTCAATCCCCAATCCCAATTTTGTTTTCTGAATTAAATAGCTTCTTACAAATCCAGAACGAACAATATCACCGATATCAAATTCTACACAGTTAAATTCTTCCATTTCTTCTAGTATTCTTAGGAAGTCATGTAGACCATTCTTTTCGTTTGTTTTTGATAAATCTGATTGACCAAAATCACCACAGAATACAATCTTTGAATCTTGTCCTACTCTAGTGATAATAGTGTCTAGTTCGTGAAAGTTTAAATTTTGACATTCGTCTACAATAATAATACTATTGTCAAATGTTAATCCTCTTAAAAAAGAGGTAGATAAGAAGTACAAACTACCTTGTTGTTTTAGTTTATCATACAACATATTAAATGCTTGTTCATTAGGTTGTTGAAACATAAACTGTACCATATTTGCATAAGGTACTTGATACAATGCAGCCTTATCTTCTTCATCGCCTGGCAAGAACCCTATCTCCCTTGTGGGTATAAGTGAACGCACCAATACAACTTTGTCATACTTCGTTTGTAGGTTCATTACATCTTGTAATGCAAGATATAAAGATATAAAAGTTTTACCAGTCCCAGCACAACCAAATAGAAACTGATTCTTTTTTTGTTTCCATGTTTCAAATACTATTTTTTGATTGTCTGTAATAGGTTTTATAGATATTAAATTACCTGAGCCAATTTCTAACTTTTGTTTTTTAGACATTATCATTCCTCAATAATAAGTGAGGGAAAAACGTAAGTTCTTCCCTCTGTGTAGAAGGATATTCGTTTAAAAATATATTTCCTTTACACATGTGTATTTATATTATTCCATGTTTCTTAGCAACAGTCTTTACTTTCTTTTGTCTGACATTCTTACCATCACCAAATCTATCTGCAAGTGGACTGTTTGGATGGTTCTGTGCAATCTTACCGAACACCTCTTTCATACCACCGTCCATACCTTTACCAGATGGATTACCAGATGCAACATGGTCACCTACGAGAGCTGCTGTTGTTAACTCTTGTTTAAGGTGTGGGTTATCTTTTAATATTGTTTGTAGATTATCCCATGAACAAAATTCCTCATAGGTTTTGTTAGTCTTCGTATTCGTCAATATATAAGTCGGCATAATATTCTCACTAGTTTTTATAAAATGATGCTAAAGTAGATGGTGCTTCTCCATCATATTTTTCTTCTACTTTTGGTTCAGATATATTTTTTCTTAAATCTGCTGTTACGTTTATATAGTGTCTTAGTTTTTCTTCAGAAGTTTCTGGCGTTATTACTTTTCTCATTTCATGTGTTGCATTTAAATATTCTCTTAAACGACCAATGTCCTTATTCAATTCTTTAATTCTTTTTATAGCTGAATAATATGCTTCTGTTAATTGTGCCATATCTTTTTTAAGCACTTCTATTTCTGAAAGACCTTTCTTTGCAGAGTCTTCTTTCATCATTCTTTTCATAAATGCGTCATGTGTTTCGTACTCATCTGACATATTAACTCCTAATAAGATGGTTTTCTAAGGGAAACCATTCTGGGATTGACCTATTCTTCCAACTTACAAAATCTTTCTTTTCTTTTATATAGTAATTTCTGTATGCAGATATTGGGTCATTCTTAATCTTACAATAATCTGGCATTGCTTGTGTCAATTCGGTATTTTTATTGGAAACAAGATTCTTTGGTGGTCTTTGAAGTATCATAGATGCTTTACTAGAACCGTGAATTTTACCATATCGGTAAGTATATTCTGCAAGAGTAGCCATGTAGATAAAATAAAGTTCCATATAGTTTTCTCTGGACTCACGCACCCATATATTTGATGGGTGATTGACATGACTTGCCTTCATTAGTATATCCTCACGTTCATCTGGTAGACGCCATCTCTTGATATTGCGATTGTTCTTAGTCTTACCTAGATACATTTTACCATCTAATATCCTATGTGCAGTAGACAACAGCTGACAGTATTCTGTAGCCATTTTTACAATGTGTTTATCACAATGATACTCTGCATTTTTGATAGGGTCTTTATGTAAGTAAAATATATTCATTATTTATCCCATGTATAAAATATGTGGTCACCAATTTCTGTAGTCCTATGTTTTGTTTTTGCCCAACTAGGTTTTACATAGTCTGCATGATAAAACAAAGCACCGTCTGTTATGTCTATAAGTATATAACTATTTGATAACATTGTCAAGGAAAAATTTAACATTTGTTCATATTCTTTTACATTTTTTGGTTCATCACTTTTACCATCACAGAACCAACTGAACTGACACTTATGCCTAATAGGATACATGACACCATTCTTCTTCCAACTCTCACGCACAGGCCCTTGTTCTACGACCTCACAGACGGTATTAGGAAACCTTTTATCTCTCATACGATTTAATACTACATTACTTACTGCGAGTCTACCAGCAGTTCCTTGATTACGAGCTTCATAATACATATTCTTTGCAAGACAAGTTGCTTCGTATAATATAAAGGGGTCTGATTTATCTTTTTCTACTGCTGGTGTTAGGAATAGTAATCCTGCTACCAATATTTCATTTATCATCTTTCCACCTCTCTAATAATATTTCTTGTTTTTCATATGCCTCTGCTTCCATTGCAGCTAACATAGGTTGCATCTCACCACGAGCCTGTTGTTTTACATGAACCATTTCGTGCATGATGCAAGTTATAAAATCATCACCTTCTAATGTCTTTTTTATTTCTATAAAATGTTGTCGGTTATCTCCACCTTCCCAACAATAACCATCTGCTTTACCATCTAATTCTTTTTTTAAATCAATATAGATATCCAGAGTTCTCATTCGTGGCATAAGTTGTCTTATACACCAATGTGCAATTTTGGCTGTAAATTCTTTTTGTTTTTTACTGCCGCCATTTACCTCAACTATATTACCTCTTTCATTCGAAATCATTGGAAGATTCA